CGCCCCTGTAGCTGTTATATTATCTATATTTAAATTAGGGTTAATACCTGAATTTAAAGAAAAATCACTTGGTAATTTATATTTATTATAATTATAACTAGTTTCTAATAAATTATTACCTATATCATATACATAATATTCTATATAATCATTTGGCGCCCCAAAACTTTTTTGAATTTTTTGAGAAGTAATTAATCTTAAATCATCTGCAGTATAGCGTGATACTTGTGTTGTATTTAATATACTACCTACTATTTTTATATTCTCTGCCATTTAATTTATTACAGTTATTGATTAACTTGTTTTATAGAATTAACTGTAGTTTGGATATCTACTAGTTGTTGTCTTAATGAAGTTATTTCTTCTAATAATGCTTGTATGTCTGTATCATCTATTCTTACATTTAAAGTACCTGCTATTCTTTCTAATAATTGTCTTAAAATATCTGGTGGAATTAAATCATATAAAGAATTAAATAATGCTAAAAAATCTTCTAAAGTAAAAGAAGGTACAGTATCTGTAGATTGATTCAATCCACTTGCTGGTTGAAGTTGATTAAATTGAGTATTAATAACTTTATTAAAAGCATCTTTATCAAATACTGTTTTCTCTATTGGTATACGAGACATTATCTTATAACTTTAAAATAGTAATTATTATCAGATATAACTGTCTCACCATTTGATAATTCAGTTTTAAATAATAATTTATAGTAGCGTTCAGGTTGTAATCCATTCATATATACATCAAAATAACTGCTACTATGATCACAGCTAATTTTAGTGTATGTTGTGTCGTAATCTACGACAATTTCTTCGGTATCCAAATCTTTTATTGACCAATATGAAGAAGAGGGTAAATATTTATTATTTAAATATACAGATGTGGTTTGAAATGCTCTAGCTGGAAATTTATCTCTTACATTTACTCTAAAACGTTGAGATGAGTCTTGTTGGAATTCGCCTTTATTATTTCCTAATGAAGGAATAAATTCACTAGAACTAATAACTAATGATGCTGATAAAGGACTAAATACAAAATCATTCCATCTAATTTCTAGACATGGAGGATATATTGTATGAGTATTGCCTGAAAAATATTTTGTTTCGAATTTAGATTGTGTTGTAAATTCTATAGATGAAGAATGTTTTAAAATAAAACCATAATTAGGTATAGCGTTAATATAACTTGCACTTACAATATTTGTTACTTTTAATTCAATATCTTTAGAAGTAGAATTTGTAAATGATTGTGTTGATTGGTAATAATTAGAACCACTTGTATTCCATGTACCGCCACCAGACACAGCTGCACTTCCACTTCTAAATGATCCTGTTACATTTGATGGATAAGCACCACTAATCCAAACACTACCACTTATTTGATCTTTAAATTGCCAACTTACTCCATCTGTTGTAATAGGTACATTACCTAATCTACCTGTACCTTGATTCCAATCAGCAGCTATAGGATGAGCAAATATAGTATAGTTTAAGGGTATGGATGAAGCGTTAGCTAAATATAACTTTAGGTATGCATTAAAACTGCCAGTACCAACTTTATTAGCGATTATATCGCTGATTTGAGTAGAAGGGAATTTAATTAAAGCACGTGATACTTCATCAGTGCCATTAATAGAATAGTAAGTGCTAAGTTCTAATATTTCATCTAATCCAGTGTTTAATGTTGGATAAAACGAATATATAGTAGCACTCTTTTCGGGAAATATTTTATAAATTGCCATAGTTAGTAATTACTATATATAAATATGTTAACTACCAAACTATCTTACGCTAATAATGTGTAATATTCTTTAAAGTGTTTGATACGATCTGGTAGGCCTATTGTACCGCCGTTAACACGTTTAGTAATAGATGTAACAACTGCATCAGTTGCACCACCATCAGCCATAATATGTAACTTATTTTTATTAAAGAACCAAGCAGCTGACAATAATGCATATTTTTCTGCTACCCATGTTGGATTAGCGGCAATATCTTCATTAATTGATTTACCAAATGCTGTATAGTTGTCTTTACCAGTTAACTGAATATAACCGCGACCACAGAATTTAGCACCTTCACCTGATGCTTCAGGTCCATTACCCATTCTACCACCATAAACTTTATTAGCAATTTTTTCAGGTTTGCGCTCATATTGTTTAGCTAGTGCTTCAGTTGGAAAATATTTTTTAAATATACCCATTAAGCCTTTAGCACTATAATTTAAATTTTCTTTAGTTAATCTAAAACCACCTGATTCATGGCCGCACTGGGCTAAAAAATGAGCTAAACGTAAGGGAGAATTAATTTCAAATTTACTCATAACTCCTGGAATTTGAGCTATTACGTTGTCTGGGATATGGCCTTTTAATTTATCTAAATTCATATTTTTAATTTTATAATGTTATAACTCTACCTTGAATATCTGTATTAGGATATCTAATTTCAAATATTGAAGGATCTGCAGATGTATATATATTTCCACTTTGAGTAGCTCCAGGTATATCATATCCAAAAGTAGAATAAGTAGCACCTGTACTATCTTGTTTATTAATTATTTCAACGTTAGGAACAGATTGTACTCCTTTTATTTGTAAAAGAAGAGATATAATTTCAGAAGTTACAATAGGTTGATTTATTTGCCATTTTTCAATATTAAAATATTCTTTTAAGGTATTAATACAATTAGATAATACTAATTGATTACTAAATCCACTTATTATAGTAATGTCAAAATTAACTCCTACATTTATATAAAAAGCATCTCTAATATTAATAGCATCTGTAACCATTCTATATTCATTTAGATAAGTAACTAAATTTTGTTTTAATGTAGTTGATGCTAAATCTAATTGTTTTTTATCATTATAAGCTAAAACATATAAATCTAATGATAATGGATTATTTTGAGAATTTGCTGTTACAAGGGAAGGTTGAGGATTTTCCATAACATCTTGAGTAATATATACTTTAGATATACTACCATAATCAGAAGGTAATGATAATGCTCTTACAATATAATCATTTTTAGTTACAGCACGTAATTGAGATGAATGAGCATATAAAGCATTTTGTCTAATTTCTTCTATTTCATCTCCACCTCTTCCTCCTGATGATGGATTTATATTAGTAGATGCTATACTTGATAGTATAGTACTAGATATAATTCCTCCTGGATCTCCATTTTTAAAATATATTCCTGAAATGTCTATATTAGTTAAATCATTAGCAGGTACATTTGAAGTAATACCACCACCTATTAAATATCTTACAGTTAATGTAGTATTAGATGGGGCTAAACCATATTCTTGAGTATAGAATATAGAAGCTTGATTATAATTACTTAATAAATTAGAGATACCTGGTACTAAACCTAGTTGAATATTATCTGGGGTTGGTATTATATTATTATCAGATTTATTAGAGACTCCTGCTCCAAATTCTAATTGTAATGAATTATCAGATAAAATTCTTGATATAAATCTGCGTGGGGCACGTTTTAATTTTAATAAATAAGGTACTTGATCAGTAGTATAATTTGGATTTGAAAATTTTTCGTAAATAGTAGATTGAGCTAAATAAGGCACTTCATAATATTGATTTCCATCACTATCCGTTATATCTAAAATTTGTAAAATATTATCATCATTGATAGTAACAGTAGAAAATTTTTGAGGGCTGCTAAAACTAAATGTAGTAGATTTAATATCAGCTGATATAGCAGGTACTGAGTTTTTAATTAGGAAATAATCATCATTATATAAAGTAATAGTAGCACTACCTGTATCACTAAAATCTAATTTTTGAGTAGTAATAAATTTAGTTCCAGTTGAAGTAGAAGTTAATACTGTATTTTCAGGTACTATTAAAGCATAAGTAGTATTAGGAATTAAAGGATTTGTACCTGCAAACGTTGGAATTAACTGATATATATCAATATTAGTATTTGAAGCATATGATGCTTTGGGGCGATATCCTAAAGTATATGACAATGCATATAAATTTTCTTTTTCTTTAGCATATAGTAAATAGTTTTCTTGTACTTGGTTGTCAAGATAAAATGACATTACATCACCAACATATGAGGCCATTTCAATAAACATAGCTCCTGGATTAGCATCTGAAAAATCATTATATGCTGTTGGAAAATATGTTTTAGCATAGTTTGTAAGGTTAGCCTTAAAATCACTAAAACTTTTATTTAAATATGATACATTATTATCTTGGGACATTATTATATAAATTGTACAGTTACTTGATCAGGAATATTTGAAATTGCTAGGCGATAATTTATAGTTACATCCAAAATATTAGAATCAAAATTAGGTTCTATTTTTACTTCTCCTAATATTATTTCAGGAATAAAGATATTAATTGAATCTATTATTTTAAGCCTTAAAATTTCTGAATTAAGGTTAGTCATATTATCAAATAATGATCTTCTTAAATCTGTGCCAAACTCAGGATTCATTATGCGTTCACCTTTATCTGTTAATAATAAATTAATTAAATTTGATTTAATTTGATCTTTAGTACTATATGTTTTGTTAAAAACACCAGGTGCATTGAATGGTAAAGATACCCCAATTACAATATTTTTTTGTAAATCTAACGGATTTACACGTATTGTTTGAGGTATTGGCATATTAATCTAATTGTCTTAATCCTTGTTTATCCATTGATGACATATTATTAGCAGCATCTGCAATAAAAGCAGCAAATGGATTTATTTTTTCACCTGTATTTTCATCAACAGCGTCGATTACTGCTAATTTACTAACAGGTTGTTGAAAACCAAATGCTTCACCCATTTGAGATGCTAATTGACTACGCACACCGTTAGGCAATGGGTTAGTTGGCACATTAGCGCTAGTAAAACTCATTGTTTTACTTTCAGTTAAGGCTGTTTTGTTTTGACGAGCCATTACTTCATTTAAGATTTCAGGTAATTCTTCGTGCATTGCATCAATTACCGCTTCTTTAATTAATCTTTTAAATACTTTAATGTTCATAGTTATAAATATTTTATCCTTGTAAATTTTGTTGATCAATAATTAATTTTAGTTGGATTACTAATTGTTGTGGGTTTAATGTAAATGAAAAATCACTTTTTATTCGTTCTATATTTTTAGTATCTATAGCTACAACATAATGTCGTTTATTCCCGCGTACGTTAAATTTAGGATCATTTTCTTCTTTAGTAAAAAATGTAAATCCTTTATATGTTCCTAAATTATTATTAGTTACTGGAGTTATTTGATTAGCAAGTCCAGATAATGTGTTTAGATTTGAATTATTTAATGAATTTTGTAGTAAGTTTGTATCAGCATTTGGATTTTGTGATGCTAATAAATCTAATAGTGATGTTGAATTACGTAATCTATTAGCATAATCATCATCTGATTCATCAAGTCTACGATTTATATCAGATGTAGGATCATCACTAGAATATTTAATTTGATTTAAATAGTCAAATAAATCAACATCATCTAATAAATCTAATGTTTTTGCTTCTAAATTAGTATTTATATCACGTAATTGTCTTTTTAAATCTTCAAGAATAAAAATGGCTCCTTGTAATATAGGAATTATTATACTTAAAGCTGATGATATACCATCTAAAATATTTTTTGCTTTTGTATATAATATAGTTATTGGTTTAGAAAGAATACCAAGAGGAGAAGCTACTGGAACTAATTCTAACACCCTTGCTAATACACTAAATACTTGTAATATAGTATTTACAGTATTTAATACTTTTAAAACAGCTTGAATTTTAAGTTCTTGTTGATTAATTTTACTAATACAACCATTTCTTGCTATTCTAGCTTGATTAATTTGATCTATAGTTGTTGCCTCATCAATTATTTCATTTGTTTTATCAACTAATTCTTGAAGACTAGCATTATTAGATATAATTTTAATTAATTCTTGACTTAATAAACTAGTAGTAGTTACTACTATAGTTTTAGTTATATTTAAAGCTAATTGTCTTAATTTTTGATTATCAGTTACAGATTTTAATTGATCTTTAAATTTCTTTTTATCATTAATATTTTTTTTAAACTTAGCAATATCTTCCTTTAACTTTTTATAAGGATCAAGAATTATATCTTCTAATCTTTTTTTTAATCCTTTTAATTTATTATTAATAATAACTTTATTAATCTCATAACTAGCATTTTCTGCTGCTATGTTATCTCTTACTTCTTCTGGAGTTAATTCAGGAGGTAATTGGATTTGGGTGCCAAAACCATCATATGTGTTTTTAGAAATACCTTTAGAAGCTATTTCTATTAATTCATTAACATGATCAACTTCTAATTTAATTTTATTTCCAATAGTTTCTTCAATTTCATTTTTTAATTTTCCTATAATTCCTAATACAGCACCAATTACTTGTTGTTTAGCATTATTAACTATTTGTTCTCCAAATGCTTTTGGATTTTGTACTTGAGATAATGTATTACCTATATTAGAAGGAATAAAAGAAGATACATTAGACTTTATATCACCTGAAGTAGATGAATTTCTATTATTTGTAGAAGGTTCAGAAGATACTCTTCTAGGAGGAGTTTCAGATAAATTTTGTGCTATTTCATCTCCAGGCAATTGTTTAGATGCTTGTGCCATTATATAGTATAAGTAGATTTAGATGATAATTTTTCAATATTAATATAAAAACGTCTTAAATTAGTATTAAGCTCAGAAGCAGCTGCTTGTACATCTACTAAAGGACTTCCTTGAGGTGTTGAAGCAGCAGCTGTAAGTTTAATAGCAAATGTATCTAAAACTCTTAATAGATCTAAAAGATAGTTTGTAGTTTTATTTCCTAATAATAAAGGTTCTTTTGGTAATTCATTTCTAAAAGATGTACCTAAAAATATTTTTGGTTTTAAATTAGAAGGAGTAGATGTAACTGGATTTTCTTCTTTTACATTAAAATGTATATACTCACCTGCATTTAAATTAATTATATCTGTTGTACTTAATTCAATATTATTTTTTGCAAATATAAATACATCATCTTTTTTAGAATTTAATACTATCCTATCTGCATTTATAATTACTTGAGGATTTGTATAAAAATTAAACATAGGTATAGTAAAAGGATTAATAGGATCTTTTACATTAATTTTTAAAGGAATACTTTGGGTAGAAGTTAAATAAATAGAAGCACCTTCTTCATTTATTTTTTCAACATAATAATCTTGATCTTTACTATACTTGTGGTAATTAGAAATAATTAGAATGGGATCACCTTCTCTTCCTACTGCACTCCATTCATTTTTACTTGAAACTGACCTTACAGTAGTTCCAAAACGAATTGAATTTCCTTTTCTACCCTGTAATATAAAATCACCTTCAAAATTTAATAAATTTCTAATAAGAGGATTTTCAACAAATGTTTTTCCTAAAGGTGAAATTAAATTAGGTGATAAATCATTTACTTGAGGATTACCCCATATGTTTATAGAGGTAATATAGTATTTTTGAGTAGTACCTTTCGAAGTTAGTTGAGAGGAGGGAGATGGTAAATCTAATATATATATTAATTCTCCTAGTAATGGATAATAAGAAAAATTAGGAAATAAAGGTTTTGCTACATCACAACTATCTAAAAAAGGATCCGTATTATTACCTACTGTATTTTTAGCATTATTATAATCTAAGAAAAAAACACTTCCTATTCCTCCAAAACCTCCTGCTCTATCAAACTGTTTTATTGTTGGGGTACTGATAGTAGTAATAACCCCATATACTTTTCCTACTCTTAATAATTGAGGTGGAGGGATAGATTGACTTGAAGCTCTACTTATCCCTGAAGTTAGGGAGCCTACTCCTGTTTTGATAGTAAAAGACATTACTTAATATTTTCGTATTGTAATTGTTGAGTTTTAGGAGCTTGCTCTAATAATTTTTTACCTTCTTCTTGAATATCTTTTTGTTCAGCTAATAAAGCTTCAATCTCACTCATATCAATTAATGAATCGGCTGATGAGCTATTAGAAGATACAGCACGTTGTGCTATAGCTGCCATCTTAATTAATTGTTCATTATTTTTTACGTTAACATCTATTAAATCTTTAACAGTAGGCATTAACATTACTGCGGAACCTGCGTTAGATGTTGCCATAGGTTTCATAGTATCAATAAACTCTCCGATTTGTTTATCAATATCCTTATTATTCTTGTGTATTTGTTTAAACAAATCCGATAAAGATGTATTACCGAATATTGTTACGTCGTCAAAATTAGCCATAAAGTGCGTTTATCAATAAATATGAATAATTAAATCTTTATATACCCGTGCTCGTAGTATTCATTATATAATCTAACACGTATAATATCTAGTTTTTTAATAATTTTAGTAATTTGAGGGGTGGATACATCTGTCATTTCGCGTATATAGATGTATAGAGCCTTTTTATTAAATATTTCTAGCGTTTCACGCTTACGAAATAACTCAATAATAGCATCAGCCGTCTGAGCATCATGGTGTTTAGGAAATAATGTATGAATATACTTGTCAATATACTTAATATACTGATTGATAAATAAATTTGGTGAATGCAATTCATCTATAGCGTCCATTGATTCATGTAAATGAGTTTTATCTTCATCTAATTCATCTATATCAGCTTTCTCTTGTAAT